AGGCCGTCTGATCCTTCCTGAAGTAGAATAGCCATCGCCGGGCCTGCTCGCTTACCGAACAGATCCAGCATCTCCTTAGCGCCGAACCCTTTCTCCTCGAAGACGCCGAACACATCAGCCATCCCCATGATGCTTCCATCGGGATTCTTGAGTTCGTCCATCGTCATACCGAGGGCGCCTAGCTTCTCTTTGAACAGATCGCTCTCGCCGATCAATTCAGACAACGCCATCCTGAGCGCAGTACCTGCCATAGAGCTTTGTATGCCAGCATCGCCCATCTTACCTATCGCGGCGGCTGTCTCTTCGATTGACCATCCTGCTGCGGCGGCAAGTGGAGCTGCGTACTTGAACGATTCGCCAAGCATCTCTACGTTGACGTTTGCGCTTGCGGCTGTCTGTGCTAGAACGTCAGCCACTCTAGCGGCCTCGTCAGCACTCATGCCCATCCCAGTGAGGATGTTCGATGTTATGTCTGCTGCTGCACCGAGATCCATCACCTGCGAAGACGCCAGGGCAACAACGCCGTCCATCGCCGAGATGATCTCAGTCGTCTCAAATCCAGCTCGCCCAAGGAACTCCATTCCGTCAGCGATCTCAGTCATGCTGAACTTGGATGTCTTACCGAGTTCCTTGGCCTTCTGCTCTAGCTCTTCAAACTGTTTAGCTGTTGCGCCGGTGACAGACTGAACCATCGCCATAGACTTCTCGAACTCAGCAGCCTTCTTGATAGCACCGACGAAGATAGCAGCACCTGCGGCAGCGATGATGGCAAATGCAGCTACGGCAACCTTACCGAGCGTCTTGAATACCTTGCCCAGCTTGTTGCCGACGCTAGAGCCTTTGGCGTTGACGGCGTTCAGATCTGCAATCGCTGATGCTTTATTGATTGACACGCGGCCAAAGAGCCTAAAGATTTCGATCAGATATCACCCTACATCCCCGGCGGGAATAGCCCCATCTTCCCGCTCTTGAATAGCCGCTCGATCTCTTCGTCTGTCACTTCAGGTAGTTCTATCTCGACTGGATCGCCCAGCCCAAGCTGCGCTAGGAAGTCAGTAAACGGTACAGCCTGCCTCGATGTACCTTCGCCGGTAGTCGGTGGCTGCGTTCTGTAGTTCCACATCGCGTCCCACCTCCGCTCTTCCTTCTCAGCCTCGCCAGTCACTCTGATAAGCTGCATCAGCCGCGCATACGGTAACGCTAGGACTTCTTCGTCTTGCCAGCCGTAGCGGGCTTCGATCCTGTCGATTGCCCTTTCAAACGCTGTGTCAGCTTCTTCAGGCCCGGCGTCTGAGTCAGAGCCTTCACTCGGTCGAAAAAAGCCAGCACATCCTCATGCTCAATCAACGCTTGCGCGACTTGCACCTCAGATCCAAGTGGGAATACGTTAGGGTCGCGGATGGTTCCTTCGTTCGTCTGTCCATCTTTCAGCTTATCCTCGATGTATCCAGGATGAATGCCGATGACAGATGCCAGGAAGTCAATCACCTGATCGAACGCATATGGAAGAAAGTCGATGATAAATGTGCCAACCTCTTCCGGCCCCATCGTGTTCATGTTAGCGATGGCCTTGCGGTTGATGAACTCAGCACCCGCCGCGTATATCTTGGCCATACGTTGAATGTCTAATAGTCCAAGGCGTCGCACCTTGAACTCGCGTCCCTCAATCTCAATCACTGGAGCTTCCCAAGTGAGCGGTGTAGATCCTTTCGTCGTGCCTGCGTCTGTCATGATACCTCCGTTTAGATAAGCCCTGAGGCGGTTAAGCCCCAGGGGTTGTGCTCGCTGTGCTAGACAGCGCCGAGCCAGAATTCGACTGGAGCGTTTGCCAAAGTTAGTCCATCAGCAGGATTGAAGAAGCCGAAGAACTTAATCGGCAACACTGCTTCCTCAAGTGCGCCCGATGGGATGGTTACAGATCCAGCCTCAGACAAGCAGTTCTTCACGATGAAGACACAGTAAGGATTCGTGTACGTCTGATTTGATAGCTCGCAGACTAGAGCGATGTTCGTCCAGTGATCCGCGGCTGCTACCTGTCCAGGTGTGATGACGTTGTAAGCGTCTCCGCTGGCCGTGGAATCGTAGGTATACTTCGCAGTCACTTCGTCGGCGTCTGCGATGCTTCCGCCTGAAGCAGTTGCAATGAATGTAACTACTCCAGTGCCTGTAGCTACTGTGTAGTCAGTCGTGATAGTCGCTTGCACCGCATCAGTACTTGCGGCTCCGTACCATATCTGTAGCGTAGAGAAGATCGTGTTGGCCGCACCAATCAACGTCGGAGCTGAAGACCTAACAGCAGATCCAGAACCAAGATACTCAACGATTGCTGTAGGCGTCTCATTCGTTGAATCACCAGCAGGCAAGAACCCGCCTGTCCAAGAGGTCGCCGTATTCTCCAGAAGATTGACTTCAAGCGAAGGGATGCACTTGCTGATAAACCTGTGCCCTTCGATCAATCCCATCGCGCCGTCTGGTTCTACGTCGTGAAACTCCAATCCCCAGTCGAATGTAGATCCGCCCTTCGTCTCGCCCAGTAGCGTACCTGGCACTGCGATGGACTCGAAATCCTTGTAAGCCTTACCAGGCCCACGTAGATACTTGTTTACCGCTGCCGCTGTGATGCCTGTTTGCAGTGTACTTGCCATCTCGCTCACCTCTTATGTGATGTTCGTTACATCCCGCCCCGCCACAAAGCGGGCATCGAACTGCATTGCATAATGCCAAACGTTAGATACATCCGTTGGGATGTAGCCGCCAGAGAACCAACTCAACAGCCCACCGGCTTCATCGTTCGCCGTGGTAAATCGCCACTCGTGTAATAGAATCTTCGCTCTGTCTATCGCCTGATCTGGGACCGCTGAATCAACTCCGTAATACCACAAGTCAAGAAAGTAGGAATGCGTGCTGTGGAACATGTCGCCGTTCAACGCGAGCCTATGCCAGAAATACGGCATCGAAGGATCGGCGGGCCCCATAACTCGGTAGAGAGATACAGGCGTTCCCATTACGCTCTTCATCGTTGCGTCAGACGTAATGCGAGTCCATAGCGCAGTGATGATTGCTTGCCCTGTCTCAACAGCCGCCACTAGAACCACCTCTTGTTTAGCTCAAGTATCATTGCAGGCTTAGCTTGATCCAGTGAACGCTTCAACCATGGGCGCTTCATGCCTGCTGTGAACCTTCCAGACGTATCGCGCCCGCCGCCGCCACCCTTCTCAAGGTACAGCCCGTATTCAACATCAGTGCCAATCAACAAGTCGCCGCCGCTCGGTAGGATCCTCACGCTGCCTTTCAATCTTCCAGTCTGTACGGCTGGGAACTCTCCCGGCGCAGACGCGGTATACATCACGCTCGTTCCTGGCACTCGATACGTGCGCCCAGATCGTCCGCCTGATAGATTCTCAACTGTCTGATTGCGCCCAATGTCAGCAGTAGCACGAATAGCCCTAGCTCCCGTCGCTTCGATGGCGACTGTCACCGCTGGAAGAAAGGACACGAACATCTTAGACACTGATCTTCTCACCTTCCCTATCCTCTTCAACTAGTACCGTCGTCATTCTGCTTTCACCGTCTGCGTTCACTGGCGAACTCTTCGGCCAGTAGATCTTGAGATAGTCGTCACTCCCATTCGTGTACCACACAAACCGCGATCCGCCAAGCGTGATCGTCGGCTTATCGTAGAATCTGAATTCCTTGCGCACTACTGCGTCAAGTTCGATCTGATACCGTTGAACGGCCATCGCCGGGCTAATAGACGACACCTCGCACCAACGAGTATCAGACGAAGCCGTAACCCACGTGCCCTGTGGAGAGGTGGCCGTGGTAGTCCGTGTGCCTGTGTCAATCCTTATCCGCTGATCTGCGTTCATCCTAACCCCGGCGTTAGTCTCAGATGGCTAATCGTGTCGAACGTATCCGCCATTCCAGACTCCTCGGATTTCATCGACACGTACATGTTCTGCCCAATGCCAGACTGCGACTCTGACATCAACGCAGAGCGGTTCCTGAAGTGCCGTCGTACTCGCTGATAGATCCACTGATTCACGTCTTCAGGTATCGTCTTCGATGTAAGCACGTCTCTAGCCAGTAGCGTGTCGTCATCCGAGCTAGTCACTACGATGCCGTCAGCGTTGCCGTAGTCGGCTGTTAGCGTAACCGAGCCGCTAGTGTTAGCCGCAGTCACTCCAGCGACTCCAGTAGCCCCGTAAGAGCCTCCTAGCGACGTAGAGTTCACATAGGCCGCGAAGTTGTCAGCGGTATCCGAGTCAGTAGCACCAAGCGCGAACTCCAGTTCGTCCTCATCAGCCGCCGCCTTGCAGGTGTATGTCTTGCCGTTGACGATGATATAGTCGTCTGCTACCACGCCATCGAATACGACAGTCGGCACGATCTCAGTGAACGGGTTGTTGAGGTATTCGTCTGCCTTACGTTTCGATGCGTTGAATAGCACCGTAAGCAGAGCGTCGTGATCCGATCCATCGACGCCGCAATAGGCACGCACTAGAGACGTGTAAGTCGCCCAAGATAAACCTGTATACACTGGACCGTCTGCCATATCTACTCTCCTGTAGGCGTGCTATGTACTTCCGTGTAGGTAACTGTAATGTTGCAATCTGTATTCGCACTTGTAGTACCACACGTTGTGTCTGGAGTTTCCCAAGTGTAATACGGATAACCAGGCCACGGTGTATATGGCGGCATCGGGCATGGACATACAGGCGCGTTCAGCTTCTCTAGCACCTTGCCTACTTCCTCAGCCTTCTTCTGGATCTCGTCAAGATCACGAAGGATCTCTTCCTTGTTGATCGTGATCTTTATATCCACTCCAGACATCTCTACCTCCTACCTCTTCGGTACGCCAATCGGACCTTTACCGCCGCCGGTTCCGAGTCCCTTACCTTTCCCGCCTGAGCCGATCTTGCCGCCTGGACACTTAGCCATCTATCTCACAACCTTATGCGCATTGAATACGCTCTTGCCTACTACTCGATTCTCAACAACGTCGATCACGCGATTAGCGATACCTTCATCTACCATCCGCGTTCCGACTTCCTTGTTGACGATAACCTCGTCGCCAGCTTCAAACTTCCTGCCTTTGATCGTTCGATCTTCTGCTAGGATAACTTTCATATCTCCTCCTGAAACAGAGCGTAGGGGCCAGTGATGACCCCTATTGCTGAGGAGGCAGTTACAGCCGCTCTGTTCATATCGCTCCTAGTACAAGTAGCCGAATACTTCACATTGCAACGTAGAGTCTGCGGTTGTGCATCCGGTAGTAGTGTGCCAGTTAAGTGCCTGCGTAGTTGTGCCAATAACAGGTGCTGTGCCGATAGTCAGCTCAGCCCACGAAGTTGTTGCAGTTAGCACCTTCGAGATGTCACCACTGGCTACAACATCAGTAGCCGCAGCAAACCCGATATTGCTAGTCGCGTCTGTATCTTGATCGAGGCTCTTGTTAGCAGAGCGGATAACGATCTTGGTAATGACGCATGAATAACCAGCCGGGACGGTATATAACAACGTGTCGGATGTAGTCTGTACGTCAACCTCTACGCTACCAAGCAAAGCAATATAGCTCGCCGGTACAGTAGACGATAGCGATCCAGTTACAACTACGTCGCCAGTAATGCCACCATCAAGCGTGATGTCTCCCTCGACGTACATATTGTCGAAGTAGTTAGTCTTGGCGAATACCACCAAGCTCACAACGATGAAGAGGGCTACGAATGTCCACGCCATAAATCGTTTGCGTTCAGTATTTCGCATGTCGCCCTCCTAGAGTGGCTGCGTAAACGAGACAGTCACGACGGCCTTACCAGTCGTCGGAGCTGTACTCGTATGCGTATAGATTGCCGAGACAACAACATCAGCAGTCGGCTCGTAATCGAGTACGTTTACCTCGTTCACTTCCGTATTGGCTGATGTAGGCTGTCCGTCTTCGATGAAGTAGTTTGTGTCAGTCGGGATGCCAACGATAAGCGCGTCTGTAGCGCCTGCGTTGAATGCGGTAACAACCCACACCTTACATCCAAGGAACGTAGCCCCAGCGGGGATAGTGCCAATGGCAACCGTCCCCGTCAGGTTAGATACGTCTGAATATTCAATCGTCTCAGAGATCGAGCCGACTTGCTCTTGCGCCCACGCACAGGGATCACCCGGCGAGCGAACGCTCTTCGGTCTTAGCTTATCTACCATGATCCCTCCTATGCGGATGTGTCAGTTACCGATACTGCCTGGCCAACTGGACCATACCCAGCCATCGCGCGTTCAAGAATGCAGCATGACCAAGTGGTAGTTTCCAGATCGGTAAACGCTGCTCCGACGTGAGTGAAGCCGTCATCACGATCTAAGTCTTGGACGTACACCTCGAAGTCTGCCATCTGAATCAAGTCAGTGACTACCAGCTTGGCAACAGCGGACTCAGTGATGTCGAATGCTCCGGTTCCATTATCAGCACACAATACCTGACGGTCGCCGCCGCCTGGTTCAGTGCAAGTGATCGTTACCGTGCCGGTATCAGCAGTAGCCAAGAGTCCAGGCACACCATACGCCGTGCTGTTGATGCACGCTGCGATGGATGCGCCCTCGGCAGTTGCGTTACCTGACTGATCCCACTCTCGCTCTGACAGGTTCTCAGCAGCAGCAGCGGTAAACGTTAACGCAGTACCGGCAGTCATAGTCCCTTCACCGTTGAAGTAATACGGCGTAAGGATCAACGTGTCTGCCACGGACGTAGTACCAGCACACGCGATCTGTGCCATGTTCACCTTGCTTCCCTGTGTGAACGTCAGAGCCGCGCCTAGTGCCGCCGCATCCGAGCCGGTGGCATCAGTCGCTTCATATACTGTCAGCGTCGATGTGGCCCCTGTGAGCTGTCCACGAACTACACCGTGGAACTTAGCCTTGGCGAACGTATCCATTCGGAAGTATTCACCGGCAATGCCCGTTGCGTTATCGCTGGGCTTGATACCGCAATCTACTTTCACGCCTTCTCTAATCATGTGCATATTAGTTCTCCTCGCCCCGTAGGGCTAGACTTCTCTCTATGCTACGTCTGTCAGTTCGATGAACGGGCTGACAGTATTCGTGCCATCACGAAGCGTGAGAGCGGAAGTGATCCACGGTTTCGCATCGTCGTAGTACACCACTCGCAGCGTCTCTTCGCCAGACTTGAAGTTGCCATAGGTGTTATCGCTCTTGAGCGTTGCACCCATTCCAGGCTTCCTCATGTAGTAGTCCAAGTTCAGCAATCGCAAGTCACCCTGAGTACCAAGCGTCGGGCTAATCTCGTTGAAGAAGATTGGCATCCCCATCAGTGAAGTCGTAGGGATCGCGCTGTTGGCATCTCGTGTGTAGATGAGCTGCCCAGCACCATCGGTAAGCGTCGCAAGCTGAGGAAGCATCGAGACTCGCTGGCATACCCAGACGAAGCTCCCTCCGCCATTAGACATCATGCGTGCGATCATGTTGACTAGATCGACGTAGTTCACCTGAGAGGCTACGCTACGTGCAATGGAGATCATAGCAGGGCTGGAAGCGAATCCCTTGAACTCGCCTGCGCCTGTCCCCGTTTGAATCTTGTCGTCACGATATGACATGATGGCGCCATTAACGAGAGGCTGCATCATTGATCCCATCTGCGGGATGTTCGCCGAAGCCTCTTCAGATACGGACCAGAATACGCCAGTCTTCTCAGGCTTGAAGCTCACCTGCATGATCGTCGGTGTGTTCGTCTCAGTCACGTCGGCCAATTCCTTGGACGAATAGACAGCCACGCCACCGTATACACCCTTCGAGCCAGACTGATCGAATGCGTTGAACGTAAACTCAGCATTCGGCGGATCCGTCGGAGGGAGCTCGCGGATAAGCGAAGACAAGAACTGCGAGTTCTCTGGAATCTGCAATAGCTGATCTGAGAACTGAGGGCGCATCCAGAAGCCGCCGCCTGTTCCTGTCAGCGTGTCAAGGCTACGTCGTTCAACCTCGCCCTTGTGCATCTTGCTCAATCGCTCAGGAATGCCCATGCCTTGTCCGGCTGCGCGTACCTCAGCTACCATGTCGTCAAAGCCACCGGCTTCGTTGCCATAGCCGTAGTCTTCCTCGCGCTCTTCGTTGTTGCCATTCTCAGGCGCTTGCTGTTCTTGGATCGCAGCGGTTAGCCGCTCTTCTACAGCAGTCAACTTCTCCTCCATCTCTTCGCGCTGGCCCTTCGCGTCGCCGGTGATCTCTTGGACGCGCCGCTCGACTTCCTCTTTCACTGTCTCAGGTACGCCTTCAAGCACGTCGGCCACACCCTTGAGTTGTACCTCTACGCGCTCAAGTGCTTTCTCCTGATCTGTTCTCTCGTCTTTCTCTGCCATGCTACACACTCCTAAGTTTTGCGATCCTGTCAACCTGCGTCTGGATACCTTGCAAGTGGTTGCCCGGCTTGCCATGCGGCTCCGTTCGAGTGTCGTTGGACGGCTCAAGGAGTGCGTCGATCCGATCCATCTGCGATCGTATGCCATCGGGAATGAGCATCGGCTCTTCCTGTGGCTCTTCAATTCTCACTCCCGTGATAACAGCCTTCTCATTGGATGCGAAGTTCGCTGTCACCGGCGAGATCTCATATAACTTGACTTCGGTATAGTGAAGGACTTCTCTACCGTCCTCGCCCTTCACCATCTTGCTCTTGATACCTTGGAAGGAATGGCTCATCTGTGTGATGTAGCCCTTCTTAATCCCGCTGTATACCTCAGCGCCACGCTGTACGTCTAGATCAAGCTGCCCAACGAAGCGTAGCCCATCCTCATCTTCTTCTAGCGTAGCGAGTCCAATCGGCGTAGCGGCATCGTGCATCCACACCATCGGCGCTCTGCCCTTGCGTTCCTTGAGCGTCTTCTTAAATGCTCTCGCGTCGAATATGGTTTCGTGAGAATCTTCCACACCGAACACAGAGGCAAGTCCTTCGATTCGCCCTGGCTCGCCATCGTCCTCCGCGACCCTTACCTCGAATGCTCGTTCTGGCTGTGTCATATTTCTCCCTATGCTGCTGCTAAGAATCCTTCGCCTACTGCATTAAGTGCGCGTGCACTGTGACAGTAGTACCAGTCGCAGAGGCCACCGCAGACGTGCATCGTATGATGAAGAACATCGCACCCTCATCAGTCGTTGCCTCCTCGTAGCTTGTCGCCGAAGACGTAACCGATGTTCCGATAAGGAAGACGCCAGGATCTCCTACAGCGGATGTGATAGCAGGCGCGCCGTAGATCGTCACCGTCACGTCTTTGTCAGATGGATTGTCTACGCAGTACGTGATGTATCGCTTGCCCATCGTGTTGAAGATCATCGCATGGTAGTCGGTATCGTTCGCCTCATACGTCCCAGTCACAAGAGCAGGCGCCATCGAATCCCGCAACCCAGTCGGGCCGGGATGTGTCATCGTCGCTGTAATTACTGTGTCAGCCATATCTATCACCTACTCCTATTTGTCTATGTCCTCGCCAAGAATCGCGCTCGCCTCTTCGCATAGCTTCATCCCGAAGAGTTGATTCCCAGAACATATATCCTTCTCGGGCCACAACTCAGATGCCTTTTTAGCGATAGTTCGCCACGAGCAGCACGCGCTCCCATCAGTTCCGCATCGCCACGTCTTTATCTGCTCTGCTTCGCTGTGATTCATCTATCCCGCCTGTCCTAGTGCGCTGTCGATTTGAATCCGCGCTATATCGTTCTGTCGTTTATCAGCAAGCGTCAGCCTGTCTTTACCTTTCCAATGTCTACGAGGATTGCCGCACATATAGCACGAGCAAGGTACGCGGGTACGCCGTAGCTTCTTCTCGTATTCAGACCCAACACACCATGCCTCGCCCATGACCCCAAGGTCATCGATGTGCTGCGCCTGGCGTCTGGCCTTCTTCTTCGCGACTTGCAGGTTCAGATAGTTCATCGTCCGCTCCTGTAGAGCATTGCGCACCTACAGTTAACATCGTCTGTACCGTCACCGGCATAGTCAGCACCGTCTTGGAACACGTCATCAAACGGTATGAAGTTCTGCGCTCCGTTGTCTAGGTGCGCATCTCTGACTCGATTGTCGCCAGCGTTGCTCCATGCCTTCTCTTTGGCCACGCCTGACTGCTTAGCTCCGTTGTGCATCGCTGTGCCTGACGCTTGGTGAACCTCAGTACGTGCTATCATCATTGCCCTGTATACCTCTGTGCCAGCTTCCCATCCGTTGTAGACGCCCCTGATGCTCTTGGCTATCTGTACGTTGCTGCTTCCGTCCTTGATACCTTCAAGCACGATAGCGCGTATCTTCTTCTTCGTCGTCTCTTGGATGTAGTCGATCTGAGAGGCGACTTGTGCATTCACGTACTTCTGAATCTCGTCATCCCACGGATCGTAGTCGCGTGACTCGAGTACGCTGATAGTTCTCTTCGTCAGTTCGTCATACGTCTCCTGGCCGAAGTCCTCAATAACTGCTCTGTATACGGCGGTGAGTGTCTTTATCCACGCGCCGCGCTGCGATTCAATAGCCGAGTCGGTATCTTTCCGTCCATTTGTGACAGCTTTGACCACCGCTGACGACTCCACCGTAAACAGAGAGCTGATCTTGTCTGCCACTCCACGCTCCCATCCTTGGCGCTTACGATCCACTGAGCGGTAGGCGGCATCTCTCACACTGTCAGTAGCGCGGATATGTCTCTCGCCGTCAGTTTCTCGCGTAGTGCCAACTGGAAGTAGTTTGACAGATATATACCCTTCATCTGGGCAGTCAGCCTCATCGAAGCCAAATCCTAGTAGCTCGTTGATTGCCTTCGTTGAGATGCCCATGTCGAAGTATTTCTTACCTTCTTCGGCGTTCTCTCTCCGAGCTTCAACCATCGGAAGAGAGTTGGATAGATCGTAGTCGAAGTAGATGCCGTCGAAGTGTCTGTTGGCGAGCTGGATATTCAACGCACCTTTGAGCAGATTCAGCTCAGGGATAATCGTGTCTTCCCAAGCTGCTCGCTTCATCGCTCGTGCGTTCTCATACTTCGCAGGCACTAGCCCGATAGCCTCAGACGATACGCCGAAGCCAGCGCATAGCTCCTGGTTCGTGAGGTTCGTGCCGCCCATGAAGTCCATGTCTTGCGGCGTCGGCGTTGTAGGCGTCCACGACTTGCCATCCTCAATGACTAGCAAGCGTCGAGCGTTCGCCGGGCCTTCCTTCGTATCTTTGATCTGCTTCATGAGACGGTTGTACTGCTCTGTCTCTAGCTTCTCAGTTGCAAGCACACCGCTCGGCCACATGCCATTCTTCATCGCGTTGTAGTTGAAGTCAGTGTATGCGTTGCCAGTGTCAACCAGTCGAGCGTTCGCTCTTAGCACCGGCATCCCGAATAGATCATCCGACGGCGAATAGTTCTTGATATGAACAATCTCTTCTTCATCGAATGGTACGGGATCTTCGTTCGGTAGCGTGTAGAAGTAGACTAGCTTATCGCGGTAGGCTTTAATCGACACCCTATCCGATCTCAGAGGATCTAGCCGGATGCTGTCGCCTACCTTGTTGACATACCAGTAAGCGTCGCCAGCCATGCACAGGAACAACTCTGCCCTGAACTCTAGTTCGTTCATCGAGATGCGCGGGTTAGGATTGGCAATCATCTTAGCAGCAGGATGCGTATCTGGTACTGGATCGCCTGTATTGATGTCCTTAGCGACTAGGATTGCTGAGCGTACTGCGTTAGCCCTGAACGATGTGAGCCGATACACGAGCCAGTGAGACTCATATCCCTCTAGCACGGCCTTCTTCGTGTTCCAGTCCGTCCACTTCTCAACGCCGTACTGCATAGAAGACGTTGTCTTGATCTCTTGCGAGCGGGTTTCTGGAGCCAATAAATGAGCAAAGGCCACGCGTGGCCCGTCACTTGCCCAGTCTAGGACGATGTTCTTGAAGCGCCCCATATCTCACCCTCATTGAGCGAAGTCCGG